TGATCGGCATAGCGGTTGAACTCTGCGAAGGCTGGGTCAGATTGAGCGCGCATCTTTTGAAGCGCTTGCTCTTGCTGCTGAGATTCCTTTAAAGCCTCTTGACGCTGCTGCTCTGCTTCAATGAGATCATAGGAAGCGTTGATTGCCTGAATGTCTGCCTGTGTAGCGCCAAGTCGTGCAGCTTCGTATAAAGCAGTTTCACGACCACTCATGCCTATGGTTTCAGCTTGCGTTGTTAGCGCACTAACCAGCCCTTGAATCTTTTCTGCTGCTTTATCTGCATTGTCGCTAGTTTCGTCAAGATCCTTCCAGAACTCCTGCTGGTCTTTCCGTATCGCTCTTATAGCTTGATTGGCAAGTGAGATTTCATCCTTCCCATTCTTTACTGCATCACTGAACCGATCAAGGCTGCCGTTTGACCTTAATACCTCTTTTTCTTGGTCTGATAGCCTGCGTATAAATGTTTCTTGCTGTCTATTCGCCTCAAATATCTCTTCCCTAGCAGCCCTTATTCTTTCCTCTTGTTTTTTTATTTGTTCAGCATAGCTTGTATTGATTATTTCTCTCTGACGCTCACTGACAGTTCCAAGCGCCTTGGCAAGCTCTCGGGCTTCATCTGCAAGATCACTAGTCTTTTCTTCAGCCTCACCCATAGATCGAACAAAAGCGCCACCAATCGCACCACCAATCGCCAAAACAGCACCAAGCAACGCACCGCCAGGGCCAAAGATAGAGGCAACCTGAGAACCCTGCTGGCCAAGAATCTGGAATGCATTTACGCCCGCGCCAGCCTGTACAGCAATATCCTGTAGCTGGAAGCCGAGCTGCGTTGTGGCACCCTTCATTGCTCTGAAGGCAGGACGGACATTACGATTTGCTGTGCTGGCTAGTCTTTCGTTGGTGCGCGTTGCCTTGATCGCACCACTAGAAAGCCCATCAAGCGCCTGCCTTGCACGGGTAACATCACTCGTGTCGGCACGAATCGTTAAGCTATAGATATCAGCCACGTTTGCCTCCGTATTGCTTAAACAGGCGCTCAAATTGGTTCTGGGTGCGTTCGCGCATTTCGTCTACCGATCTAGCGTCGTAAGGTGGTTGCGAGTTAGGTGAATGGCTCTTGGCCAATTGTACCACGTATGCCTCAGAAAGCACCCGCAAGGTCTCAGCTTCCCATGGAGTCAAATTGGAGCCAGTCAGATCAAGCCAGGCTCGTATCTCCTCAAAGGTTACAGGCTTCAGGTTTCGGTATAGATAGGTCTGTTTCTTTCGATGCTGCGGCTCAAGGGCGTCAGGGCGTCCACAGCCGATCATAAATAAGCAGTCAATAAGATAGAGATGCGAGGCTTCAGGCAACTCGTGACGAGAATCCCCGGCCTCAAGAATGTCCGCTCGTTGTTGTTGTTGGTCATCCGGCACCGCATGGAGCCATGCCAGATGCCTAACTCGACGGACTAGCTTTTGCCGGGCTTGCTGAAAAAAAGGGAGCGGTTGTTCGCTACAAAGTAGACCTGATCATAAAACCAAGCGGTTTCCCGGTTCAGGAAGATGTCCAGAGCCTCATCAGAGTCAGGATCAATGTCGTTACCGTCACCGTCTTCTACGTTCTCCCAAGACTTCACAGCCGCCAGAGCCGCAACCGCCATCGGGTTGGGCTCTTTAGTCATCTCTTGCGCCTTGCGGTTGATCTCAATTAGACGCTTGCGGAACTCTTTAGAGTCCCCGCCGTACACATCTACCTTGATTCCGGTTTCAGCGCCGTGCGGGTCTTTAATCTCAACCGTGTGCGTTTCCTTTCGGGTGAACTGCGTAATATCCATATTAAGCGGCTACTGGCAGAGGCTTGGAAGTCAGGTTCACAGTCACGTTACCACCAAAGATGGTGTTGGCTGATCCAGCGTTGTAGGTAAAGCTGGAAACGATGCCGGTAAAGTAAACCTTGTCGCCGTTGCGATCAGTCAGCTCGAAGCTGTGAACGTTGCCAGACTCAGCGCCGTCGAGTGCTTCCTGAAGAGCTTGCTGGCCAGCGTCAGTTGCATCACGGGCAATCTGTAGGCTCATTTCGCCGTAGTCGATAGAGCCGGGGCGCTTGGCCACGACACCGGTATCAACCGGGGTAAAGGTAACAACTTCGCGGGTTCCACCAAATTCACCAAGGTCTCCAACTTCGCCAACTTTGGCGTAAGTCAAGCCCTCATATCCAATATCATCGAAAGAAGCAGGCTCACCGGCAACGACTGCCAAGGTGGTGCCAAGAGTTGTAAATACGTTTGACATGTCAGGTCTCCGTTACGGATTAGGCGTCATCACGACGAGCTTAGGTGTATTGTAAAGCTATTTTGGTAACCGTGCAATCTGCTCCCGAATGGAGCGATCAAGTTCAGATAATGTAATTCTAACCATACCACTTGGGGCTTGTTGCGACCAACCAAATTCAAGCCTTTCGGCATAAGGTAGATTATTTGTCAGATAATACACATTACCTGGGGCAACTTCGGTTATGGGTGCAGCTTCTGCCAAGGTAGAGTTGCCTGCTGTGTCCACTCCCGTAACTGGGCCGGTAGCCGGGTTATTGATGGTCGCTTGCCAGTTACCACGAGCCCTACCAGTCTTAACAGGTGTCCTGAATATAACGCGCCGGGTCATATCCAAAAGCGTTCCCCGGATAACCTCGTCCACTTTATCACCGGCAATGCGTTCAATGTCCGCCAATCTGCTAAAGTCAAACGTTGCCACTGAAAGCCCTCCAGTTTACTGATACCGGAATAAACCACCACGCACCGTCTGCCCGACCTTGAGCGCGACTCACAGACTGTATGGTGACCTTCTGCCCGTTATAGGTCAGGATGGTGCCGCGCCTGAAGTGACTGGCCACAGCGTCCGCCGTGTCGTTCGCCTCTTTCTTGTAGTCGTCAAGTGCGGCCCGCACGTCGATCTGATAAATTCCGGTATAATCAAGACTGTCAGTTGCCGCCACACCGACCCCAGAAGTTTCAGCAGGCAAGTAGGTCTCCGCCAGAAAGGTCACGCCATCGACAGGCTTAAAGCCTGCGTTTTCCCATGCCACGGGCGGAGACGCTGGCAAAGATTGCAGTCTTTTTGAAAGGGCGTTGCTTATCTTGCTGTGACTCATCCTATACCCTCAACTGTACCTGATAAACAACATCGGAAGCCTTAAAACGAATCCTTGTGGCGTCCATGACGCGATATGTCCGACCACCTACATCACAGCTCCACCCAGGCTGCGGGATATCCGAAACCTGATCAACCGTTAGCCTTATGTCACCTTGCTGAACTACAGTTCCGTCAATCTCGCTGCTGGTGTAGTTCTCAGGGGCACCGAAGCCCTCGACGGTAATAGGCGTCGCCGGAGTAATGATCTCACCAGTCGCCGGATCGCGTACTTCGCCGGTTTCATACCTGAACGTGACAGGTTCTCCCAGCTTGGCAAGAACCCCACGCATCTGATCAGAGAGTGCCATTAGTGAACCGTCCTCGCCTCAGAAAAAGGAACTTGTGCCCACGACTCGCCATCAGCAAGCTGGCACCAATAACCCATATCCAGAACTTCATGGACAGTGGCGGTCATTCCCAGAGCCTCGATAAAGATGATCATGCTCACCCCCTGCCAACATGGATGTTTCCAAACCCGCCAGAGTTAAGGATCAGGTCACGAAGCTGTGCATCGACTGACCGAAGAATCGTCCCCGAGTAGCTGTTGTCCATGTACTCAACTTCAACCGGCCCGGCTTGCTCGCGCTTCACCGCCTGATCCAGTGAGGATAACGGATCATTTCCTGAATCCAACTCAACAGCCAATGTCATCTGGGCGCGTTTAAGCTGTGTCGGGATCGTGTTCTTGTCAAGCTCGATGCTATCAAGAAACACCTCCTCACGAGGCCATGAGAGCGGCTGTGTTTCCAGTGTACGATTGCCCCGGTAGGTCAGCGTCTCCAGATAGTCCATCGCCTTGATGAGCAACACAGAGGCTGTGCCGGTCAAGGCAATGCCTCGGTCGGTTGTGTATTCTGTCAGCTCAGACTCGGAAACATAGCTGTTGGCGTTCTGATCTGTCCCGCTGCCTGTCTCTACTACAATCGCCATTCTCAACGCCTCCGTTTACTGGCTTCTATCGCACGACCTTGCCGTTTTGCTTTGGCTTCAGCATCTCGGCCGATATAGCAAAAACCATCTGATCCCCATTTATAACCACGTTTGCCGTTCTTCTGGCATCTCATGACAGGCATATTATTCTCCCAAAGGTTGCGGGCCTTCGTCTCTGCTGGTCTTACCTTGGCAGTGCCAGTCAGCCCGAGCCAGATCGTTAGCCCCTAAGCCCTCGCCAGAACTGATACCGCTAGATCGAGCACAATAGTTGTTGCCCGACGCTGTGCCAGGCTGCACAACCTCACCGGCTTGACCGAAGTTGATTCGCGTACCGTCTGACAGGATGGCGGCCTTCTTCTTGCCCTCTGCCTCACTATCGACGATATCAACAATTCGGTTTTTGATCCTGTAACGCTTTCCGACTTCTAATGGCATCTTTAACCCTGCCCTAAACTGTTAAATATCCAGCGGTGTCTGTGTCGAAAGAACACCCTGGAACCATGTGGCAAACCCGGCAACCTTGGCAGATATGTCGCTTTCATTTGTCAGCCTGAACAGGTAGGTGCTGTTAGACCACAACACACGCTCAAAACCAACCCCTTGGCTAACATTAGATGCGCGAAAATTGCCTCGCTTTTCTTCGCCAAGGCTGTGTATCAAAGGGCCAACCGCTGTACCAGTATCGGTTACAGTCGGACCAGCCAGGATTGTCACGTCATCAGGTACGGCTTGCTCGTCGTTAAAGTTGTACACCTGCATTTCAGTTCCGCCAGTATAAACCGGATTACGGAACCACTGAGAGCTTATGTCTTCGACGTTGAACTGGATGCTTATGTCCTTCATCAATATGGGGTTGTCGCCAACCACCAAGACGATGTCAACGCTTGCGCCGGAGTCCAGATCAGGCTCAAAGAACGCGGCTTCGTATTGCGTGCCGTCCTTGCTGTTCTTCTCGGCAAACGATTGGACCGTTATGGCCTTGTTGCCACCGATGACCTGCTCATTGATGGACACCTTGACCCGCCTGCTATCTTCAACCGGTGAGGTCAAAAGATCGGACGGGCCAAAGTCTGCAATCCTATAGCTCACGACTCAGCAGCCTCTTTACGCTTCTTCCGCTGAAGCTGAACCAGATGAATCTTCAACCGGTTGCTCGTCGGATCGACGAACCGCTTTTTTTCTTCCTCGGGTTTTCCTTTGTTCTGGTTGCTCATTCTTGCGCTCCCGCTGCTGACGTTTCAGCTTCATCAGTGTTTCAAAGTCAATACGCTGACCCGGTTCGAGGCCATCTCTGTTCTTTGCCATGATAATCCTCCTGTTTTGGTTATGGTATCACAAAAAAGGGCCGCATATAGCAGCCCTGTTCATGTCAATCATTTCTCGACTGGTAGCAGGTTAA